CACCTGCGCCACCACCCCGGGGCAGGTCATCGCCCACGTCAACCTGACCACCGACGTGCAGATCACGGGCACCACGTCTGCGCCGCAGACCCTCATGACCACCGTTCCGGCGTGCTTCGACGGTGGCCCGACGGTCGTCGAGTTCGACGCCTCCTACCTCAACCACCTGCCCGCTGCCGGGACGCAGTTGAACGGGATCGGGTTCGACCTCGTGATCGACGGCGTCCGCATGGAGCGGATGAGTATGGCCGGAACGCACAGCACGAACAACGACTTCTGGCCGATCAACCTGCGGGACTACCTGGACTCCTCGCCCCGGCTGATCCCTGCCGGGACGCACACCGTGGGGATCGTGGTGTGGCGTTGGTCCCCGAACCAGGACGGCTACCTGACGAGTGCCGCAGGGTACGTGACGGGTTGGGGTATGCCGATCCGTCTGACCGTCATCGACATGTGACGGATCCGGGCTAGACCCCCGCATCTGACCCAGGTCGCATGGCACCCCGCACCACACCATGACCGCATGGACCTGACCGACCGCGACCTCGCCCACGTGCGGGACTACGTCGGCACCACCCCCGACGACTCGGCCCTCTACACCCTCGCCGACGAAGCCACCTGGTGGCAGCAGATCGCACTCCGGGTGCTCATGCGGCGCCGCGCCGACGCCACCGCTGGTGGCCAGCAGACCACCAGCTTCAGCCTCGAAGGCGTCCTGTCCGTCGGCATGAGCAAGGCCGACCTCGCAGGCCTCGACGCCCTCATCACGGACCTGCAAGCACAGATCGCCGCCCTCACCGGCACCCCCACGGGGGCGACCGTGCGGGTCATGCGACGCCCGGACCGGCCCCGGTGACCCAGCCCCCCCAGATCGAAGCCCTGACCGCGCAACTCCTGACGGACCTGACCGCGGCACACCAGCGCATCCTGACCCTCCTCGACGACCTCGCCCAGGCATGGCCCGGCCTGTCCGTGACCGCCCGACGCGCACGCCTCACGGCCCTGGACGCGCAGGTGCGGACCCTCATGGCCAACGCTGACGCCCTCGCTGCCCGCCACGTCATGACCGCCACCGCGGCGGTCTACCAGATGGGCGCCACCGTCACCGCCCTGACCGTGGGGGCTGGTGTGGGCTTCACCGCCGTCGACACGTCCGCGGTGACCGCCCTCGCCGCGGACATGATGAGCGACCTCCTCACCGCCACGAAGGGCGTCCGCCTCGACGTGAAAGCCCTGATCCGGGACCTGACCCGTCAGCATGTGCGCGACAAGATCATCACCGGGCAGACCGCCATGCAGGCCGCCGCCGACCTGACCCGTGAGCTCCAGGCTCGCGGCATCACCGCCATCACCTATGTCAACGGCGCCCGCATGCCCCTGCCCGCGTACGCGGAGATGGTGGTCCGCACGAAGAGCGCCACCACCTACCAGGAGGGCGGCCTCAACCAGGGCGCCCGTCTCGGCATCGAGTGGTGGGAGGTCATGGATGGACCTGGGTGTGGCTGGCTGAGCCACACCGACCCCGACCTGGCGAACGGGAAGATCGTGAACCTCGCCGATGCGCGAGAGCATCCCCTCAGCCATCCCCATTGCCGACGCGTGACCACGCCCCGCCCGGACATCCAGTCCGCTGAGGACGCAGCTGGGGCTTCCCCGGTGGGCCCGAAGGCCACGGAGGCCGTGTGGGATGCGGCGGCCCGTCAGTACGTCGGCTACCCCGTCACCGCCAGCACCACAGCAGCACGCACCACCGCGGCAGTGTCGACCAGTACGGGCACGCTGCCGAACACGGCGGCCGGCCGCCGCCACGCCGCGACCCTGGCGCGGCACTCCGCGTGACACACCCCGCCGCACCCTGACCGGCATGAGCCTGTTCGCGGTCGAGGTGCATTCTGGCCGGTCGAGTGTGCGCGTCAACGGCGTCCACATCGACGCGTCGCGCATCGCCCTGGACGTCATCCCGGGTGAGCCTGCGGTGCTGACCGTGTGGACGTGCGGCTCCGGGGACGTGACCGGTGAGGGCATCGTCCACGTGGTGCGTGAGCCCACACCAGCTGAGGTCGACGAGGCCGCGATCGCCGCCGTGGCCGCCATCAGCCCCGCCGCGTTGGAGGCGCGCTGCGCCCGTGTGCTGCGCGCGAGCGCGCGCCGAGACGTGTACGCGGTGGTGCTGCAGCAGATCGCGGAGATGGCCCGTGCCTGACCTCGGACCCCTGTTCGCCCTGGGGCAGAGCCTGGCCGCGTCGGCCATCACGACGTCGGGGACGACGGTGCGCGTGGAGACCCGCGTCACCGCCACCGACCCCGACACGCTCGCACCCTCCACGACCGCGACACCACTGGGCTCGTACGCGGCGATCGTCGCACCCGCCGGCATGAACGTCATGCACGAGCTCCTGCCCGGGGTGGAAGTGCACGCCACGGACTGGAGGGTCGTGCTCCTGCCCGACACCCCCATGCCGCCGGTGGGGTCGTGGATCGTCTGCGAGGCCTCCCTCGACCCGCACCTGTCCGGCGCGGACGCGCGGGTCCTGGGCGCTGTCGTCTCGTCCGCCGGCGCGGTGCTCACCGTGTACGCGAGGCCGACCCGATGATCCAGATCCACGTCTCGACGCCACCCACCTTGACGGCCCTCGCGGACCGGGCGCAGGACGCCGTGAGCCGGGTCGTGTACGACGCCGGAGCGACGCTCCTGACGCGGATCCGCGCGAACGCGTCAACGGGGTTCCACCGGCGGGGCCTGCCGCACATCCCCGGCACCGGTCCGGGCCCGAACGTCGCCACAGGCGACTACCGGCGCACCTGGGCTCTAGCCACCGGCAGGGACGCGGCCGGCAACGCCTCCGCGGTGGTGTCGACGAACAGTCCGCAGGCACGTCGCCTCGAGTACGGGTTCACGGACGTCGACTCCCTGGGTCGGGCGTTCACGCAGCCGCCGTACCCGCATGTGCGGCCCGCGGTGGATGCGACCCGACCCGAGCTGATCGCCGACCTCCGGGTCGCTGTTCTGCGCCTGACCAGGGGGGCTTGACGTGTCCTTGACCCGCACCGCGGTACCGCTCGAAGCCGCCAAGACCCTCCTGGCCTCCATGCTTCCTCAGGGCCTGACGGTCAGCATTGACGCCGACACCATCACCGTCGGCACGGTGTCCCTGACGCCCGTCACCACCCCGATCCCGGTCGCGGTGACGATGGGCGCGCCGGAGCGCGCGGACTTCCTCATGCAGGTGACGATCCGTGGCCACGACCGCACGCATGCGCGCCTCGCCGGAGACGCGGTCCGCGACATCCTGTCCGCCCGCGCCCGCGGTGGCCCCACCAACCCCTTGACCGCTGAGGACTACCGGTTCGACCCGGTGACCAGCCAGCGCGACGGCCACGGCGACACCCTCGACGGCGTGCACACCTGGGTCGAGACCTACCGCATCGGCTGGCAGCACCGAGTGACACCCCCAGACGCACCCTGACGGTCGAGCGCAGCACCCCCGCTGCCTGACCGATCAAGGAGACAAGCACATGGCTCTCTACATGTGGCGCGGCACGGGGAGCGCGTACTGGCTGCCCGGAACCATCGAGGTCGACGCCGCCGGCCCCACCTACGACCAGCTGACCGCTGACGGAGTCCTGGACCTGACGGACTCCACCACGGGCCTGACCGGCCTGGACACCACGCCGAACAACATCAACGTCCCGATCCTCCGCAGCCGCACGTCGTACCAGATCGCCGGCGAGTCGACGATGGGCACCCCCGTCCTGACCGTGGTCGACGACGACGGCACCGACTCCATCGCGGAGCTGCGGCAGCTCGTCATCGACAACCTGGTCGCCGACGAGGAGGGCACGCTGGTGTTCTTCCTGCACACGCAGGACCCGGAGCCGGGCGCGAAGTGCTACTGGCAGCGGGAGAAGGTCTCGGCGCAGATGCCGACCCTGTCGCTGGACGCCGCGGCGTCGACCGTCGGCATCACGTTCGCGGCGCAGCACCCCCTCAGGAAGGGCGTGCTCAGCGCAGCCACCTCCTGACCCGTCGGGTGTCCCCC